CTATGCTAACAGAACCGTCATCGCTTGTTAATTCTTGAAACTCTTCCAGAGCTTTATCAACCTCCTTCTTAATCCTTCGTTGCAAATGTTTATCTGACTGAAGAATATATTCGTTGAAGGCCGACTCTGGAAAGTATCTTTTCACCACCTCATCAATAAAATCAAGGAGACTTTCTTGTGAGGTTCGAAGTATCTTAGACAGGAAGGGAACACCTGATGCGAAGAACAATGCAACAGCTATCCTCATCTTCCAGGTAGGATCCTTCTTACCGAAATGAAAATCTATCTTCATAATAAAAAGGTGGTAGATACTTTATTTATGTAACAGCAGGAACCTCTACTTCAATCTGGGTGAGTGCTGTGTAGTATTGATTGGCATAGGTTGTCCTTGCACCATGGATACCCCAACCCAACCATCTGTAGGCTGCGTTCATGTAGGTACCAATAGATTGATTAGGAGTCTTCCAGATGTGCTCATTCTTGACCCACTGAGTCTCATTGACCATGTATCTCAGCTGAGTGTGAAGACTGTTAGGGTCACCACCATACTTTCTAGCAAATTCTCCCAGTCCATTGTATCTGTTGACTGTAGTCCACTGGATGAGACCAAAGCCACCTCTATGACAGCCATGGTAGCCTGTTTTGGCTCCCCCCTCACAGATATTAGTTTGGAACAAGGACTCCTGTCTGATATTACCCATGATGGTAGCCAGAGCAGCTCTGTCAGTGATACCTCTCTCTTGGAGGAAGTCAAGGACAAAGGTTTCTGTCTCTGTGAAACCTTTTCCAACCCACTTGGTAACAATAGTAGTCTCTACCTCAGGAGACTCAACTAACTCAACCTCAGGGGTGAATGTTGTGACACTTTGCAGAGCTTCTGTAAGACTGGTGTCGGATGCAAGTACTGGTATCACGAAAAGGGTCGTCGCGATGGATGCTGCCAGGGTGGCGGCTCTTTTCTGTTTAAACACTATAATTTTAATATACAACAAAAGAGGTTGGCTCTCACCAACCTCTAAGTATTTATTGTAAAGTATTTTTACTAATTTTTTAACTTTCTTCAGACTTTGTGGCGAGAAGTGATAATGTGGTAGCAATAGCCACACCAAATAACTTCTCTGTCTTATCAGAAAGGTCTGGACAAATATCAGAGGGTATCACACCTCTCTTCTCTGCCATAGCTGAGCACTTGTTAAAGGAAAAAATCAACAGACCCAGTTGTGCCACAAAAATTAATACTAAAGTTCTGAGTAGGAAGACCCCCTTTCTAAACGGTCTTCTTGCCATAGCTATACGATGATGGCCCAACCATCACTTGGATTAGATACAGTCCACCTCTTACCGATTAGGTTGTAAGAGTAGTGTCTTGACTCACCATTGGTAGAGATATATGTGCCACTTGCGTGATCAATCTCACCCCATGGATCATGGACAATGAATCCTTTGTCATCATATGCAATCACAATAATCCCATGACCAACACCACGGGGTGATGATGCTGTACCCTTATGGAGGATGCCAATAGGTACTGGCACACCTTTGTCAAGTTGACTCTTAAGTAAGTCAATGTTACCATTCTGAATAAACTTAGCATCAATACCATACTCAGCAAGTGTCTTCAGTTGTACTGAAGCTTCAGTAGTGTCACCATTTTGGAACACCTTCTGGATGTATAGGTCATCACCATTGGGACCATTCAATGTGCCAGGCTTCAGTGCCTCAACCAACATAGCACAAGAAGAACTGAAGCATGTGCGACTTGCATCGCGATAGTTGTCTCGCTGTGAAAAATAACGCACCGGGGTGAAGTCAGATGTGGTAGATGGTGTCTCTATCTTTCTTCTATACTGCCTTACCCACTCTGCTCTGTCGTCTTTTAGTCTGGGTTTCAACTCATCATAAAGCGTCTTGATTGCCTGCTTTTGATGTGCTTGTCCAGAATAATATTCAAAAAAGTTTTCGAAGTCATTGAACTTCATAGTATAACATAGCAACTCCCATTATTTATTCATCAGCTTGATAAATGCCTCAGCATCAATGACCACCAGAGGCTTCTTCCTATTCTTTTTCATCACCACAATGGGTTCATACTTACCACAGTTCTCCTTGGCTTGGTCATAAGCTTGCCAAACATTGAGCTTCTCTACATTTTTGCACTCTATACTGAAGGGGAACTTCTCCCTGGCGGCTCTTGCCATCTTAATGTCTTCACCACTCTCACCCATCACAGCAGTCTTGATATCTTCTTCATGGATATCATACTCTTCGATAAGTTTCTTTCTTGTCCAGTCTTGGAGTGCTCTACCCTTCGCCTTTGCGCTCGCTGGTCTCATTATTATTAGTATTATTACTAGTATTTATGACCACAATGTCAGAGCAGATTGCAGCATATGGACTCTGAGGGTGGAAGTGAATACCATTCCGCTTCATCTCACCACATCTCAGAGCTCTAACTAACTCAAAATCTAATCTGCTTTTGTCTGCTTCAGCTTGGTTGCGTGCAATGGATGTTCTAGCTGCCTCAAGACATGTCTCAGTGATAGTGCCATTGAGTGGTGTGGAAAACCCTATAGTAAAACCAGCATTGGCTGAGTTGGTCTGGTATGTCCAGGGGTCAGTGTTATTATTGAGGTTACCTGTCACAAAGGGTGCAATGGTCAATGCAGGACCAGGACAGGAGATACCCTGACCAAAAGTAGTGATAGGATAAGGACCCTGTAAGACCTGAACTGCCTGATTTGTGACATTACCTGTTGCAGATGCAGAAGGTCCTGCGATATTAGTATTCTGTGGTGCAGTTTCAGCATAGACTGGGGCACCAATCACTAATGACAATAATATAGCTAGCTTTTTCATTGAGTAAACACGCTGGTTGATATAGTTGTCGAGTCAGTGACAGTTGTTCTCTCTATTTCAGTATTAGTAACCAAGCCTGGAGTGAAGAGCGACTCAGAAAACTGAAAGGCTGCTCCCTGATTCACAATGGTGTAATTTGCACCTGGAGTGGGGTTATTTGGGATATTGATATTTTGACCAGTTACAGTGTATGTCGTTGCAGTGCTGTATTCTTGTTGTCGAATGACTTCGATAACTTCAGTGCGAGATGTAGTTTCAGAAGTCACGACACCACTCGTAAAGTTAGGGATAACACTTGCTGCGTGAACAGGAACGGCAAAGAGCATCCCCAGAAGGGGAAGGCATCTCATCTGAATACGCTCAGTTCCATTGTTCTTTGTCCAATAGCAGTGGTTCCAGCACCACCAGCAGTAACAGTCGGTACGCCATTGGTAGACAAAGAACCAGCAAGATTACCGGCGGTACCTCCAGCAGAGGTGGTAGAATTGCCATAAAGATTAGGTGATGACCAGTTTCCACTGGTTGATAATGCACTTTGTGAAGTGACAAGAGTGTCGCCTTGAGTATAGGAAGCAGAGAATGAGAATGCTTCACCCGATGTAGCTTGTGAGGCTGTAATGGTGCTGGAGGCACCAGTAAAACCATCGCTCGTCATCAGTACAGCGTTACCAACGACACCTGAGGTGGTCCCGTCGCTGGTGGTTACATTATTACCAGACACGGAGTAGGAGTGACCAACACGGGTCGACTGAACAGCAGGACCTTCAACCGTGAGTTGCACAGAATCAGTGATTCTTGATGTGATTTCAGCTGCACTCACGGGTGACATTACAAAGAAGGGCAGGAATAAAATTGCCTTTCTCATAGAATTCTAAGATTGATATAGATATTTATAAATATGGATATGAGAATTCAACCAATTCGTATCCAAACGAATGTTATTCGTGAGATACCTCCACCAGTATTGAGGTCCACCCCTCCACCTGTGGTGAGACAGTTGGAAGTACCTGTTGTCGATGTTCCTAACCCGATTATTGACTATCCTACCATTGATGTGCCCACTCAAGAGAGGTTTGAGCAAGATTTGGCCCAACCTCAACAACAGGTGGTAGATGAGACACAGGAAACAAGGGACTTACCACCACCTGTGCCTACTGGTCCTGTGGTCAGCGTTGGTGGTGTCAATGTTACTCTTCCACCAATAGATACAGTTGCAACAACAGGTGCCACTGCAGTCGTAGCAACCACTGCATCTCTAACTGCTGCATTATTGGTAAAAAAGGCAACTGACGCTATTACCGAAATAATCAAAAAGAAGAAATTTAAGGTAAAAGTCAAAAAAATCAAACCTGTCTTACACTTCGTAAAAACAGAATCTGGCACTATTGACATATTTGAGTATTCTAAGAAAGGCACCAGAATAATAGGATCCACTGAAAAGATCGAAACTTACCTTAGAGACCAAATCAACGATAATGCATATTATGAAGTCACCAACAAAATTATTGTTGATGACAATTTAATAGATGAATTTACAAATGAGGGCAAAACAAGGTTCAAATCGTTATTTGTCCCTGCATCGAAAGTGGCTAAGAAGCTATCAGCTAAGTTCAGTATCTGAAGGCACCAATTTGAAGGTTGGGGCTTCAATTTTGATTGTTTGAGATGGAGCAGTTTGTGATGCTTTTTCAATAAGCTCTTGCACTTGTTCTTTGGTGATGCCACCAGCTGCTGCTCCGCCACCATTACTCTTCTTAGTGGCTTGCACACCAAAGGTAGCCAGTGTGCCAGTAAAAACTGATGCGATGAAGGTGGGGTCGAGTTTTTGCTCAGGGACACCCAGTGCAGGTGGTAATTTGATGTAAGCCAGTGTAAGGATACTACCAGACCATATCAGAATACCAAGACGCACCATTGTCGATAAGGCATTAATCTTCTCTTCCTTATCGTCAAAGTTCTCCTTGATTTTGCCCAGTAATCCCTTTTTCTGTGGTAGATCGTCTTTCTTATCTTGTTCTGACATTAGGTGGTGGATTTATGTCAGTATTATTTATAGATACTAAAAAGGGGGCACTGGGCCCCCTGTTTATCACTTGTCGTAGGAGTGACCGCGATAACTGAAGTGTCCGTGTACACTCTTTTCCTCGTGGTTAGGAGTGCAGTTAATACCACGATACTTTGTCATATAAATTTGAGCATCGTGCAAGGCGTTTGCCTTTTTGATATGATTACGGATGATGTTGAGTGTGTTCATGGGATTCCTCCGGGAATGGGTTTTAAATTCCGTTCCGTTCGGGCCTTTGCGTCTCTGTTAGAGATGAACGACTACGTTCCGGGTCCTACTCGCAAGAGAGGTTAACCTCTCTCGAACGCATACCTATTTTAGCATAGGTAAAATATTTAGTCAAGTTTTCCATTTTTTCAATGGGCAAGTAGCAGCCTGAAATCTTGCTTTAGCTTTCATCATGCAACCACAGGAGCGGCACCTGATTTGCGTAGAGTCAAAGCTTGGGCAGTCAAAACAGGTTTTCATTCTTTCCTGATAGACTTCAGTAGTCACCATTTTGGGGTTCTTACCAATTGCTTTGGAAAGTTCAGCAAAGTTTTTTACCATCTCGCCAAGCTTTGGGTACTGATCACTATTCATAACTTAAATCCTGCAAATGCGTCTTCTTTGATGTCTTGTTTGATACCACCGATGATGTAGGACTCTACCTCGGTTTCTTGAGGTGCAACCTGAACACCTTTTGATTTGATCCAGTGCTCTGTCCAGGGCAAAGGATTATGTGTTGCTGGAATATCATATAGTGGTTCCAGGCCAATTGCCTTCATTCTACGATTGGCAATCCACTCAACATATTTATACAAGAGCTTCTCTGAGAGTCCGATCATCGAACCATCCTTGAATAGGTATTGTGCCCAGGCTTTCTCTTCGTTCACGCACTGCGCAAACATTGCTCTGGAGTGCTCTTTCTCTTCTTCATAGATGGATTGCAACTCTGGATCATCACCATCTCTCCACTTGTTGATGATATTCTGTGTCAGTACCAGGTGTTGATTCTCATCACGAGCGATCAGAGAGATGATTTTGGCAGATCCCTCCATCAACTTGTTTTCTCCAAAAGCGAAAGAACACGCAAATGAGACATAGAAACGAATACCTTCCAAGATATTCACATTCATCATGGCACGGAAAAGCTTGCGTTTTAGTTCGTATCTTTGTTCTCTAAAGTGACCTGCATTCTCTTGGGCCAACAGCCAATCGCCAGCACCATATTGTTGAGCATGTCTGATAAAATCATCATAAGACGCTGTAACCGTCGAAGCACGGGAGAGAATCTTTTGATCGTCGAGAATAGTGCTAAAGATTGAGTCGGGATCACTATACAGGTTTTTAATAATGTGGGTGTAAGAGCGAGAGTGGATCATCTCCATGAAACCCCAAGCTTCCATTGCTGACTCTAGTTCTGGTAGAGAACAATAAGGAAGGAAAGCCATGCTAGGACCCCGACCTTGTACGGAGTCCAACATGACCTGATATTTGAGGTTCGAAGTGAAGATGTGTTTTTGTTCTGGGCGTAGTGTTTGGTAATCTGCACGATCTTTTTGTAATGAAACTTCGTCTGGCCTCCAGAAAAAACTCAGTTGTGTTTGAGTAATTTTATCAAATACTGGGTACTTAAACGAGGTATATTGTTGAACCCCAAGGGGCTGTCCAAAAAACATTGTTTGCATTTTAGTGTCTACTCTGTTGGGGTTGAACACGGTCATACCGTCTAACATCGTTGCTCCTTTGGGGTTGTATTTAACATTACGAATAAACTAGATTGTGCAGGAATCGCAGCCTTCTTCTGATTCTAACAGATCTTTCGCTGACAATTCACTCTTATGGTCAGTGATCTCCTCATCACCTTTTCCGTCGTAGGTGTTCTGGTAATAGAGTGTCTTGATCCCGAGTTGGTAAGAGCGAAGTATGTCACCAATAAGAACAGAAGCAGGTACCTCCGAATTATCATAGTGCTGTGGGTTATATGAAGTGTTGGTGGAAATGGACTGATCAAAGAACTTTTGAATCACAGCCATGATATTAAGGTATCCCTCCATAGACTTCATGTCCCACAGCAAAGTGTAGTTGTTTTTGAGGTGGGTATATGAAGGCACAATCTGTTTCAGTGTTCCTTTCTTGGACTTCTTAATGGACAAGTAGTCACGAGGTGGTTCCACACCATTGGTTGCGTTGCAAACCACTGATGAGGACTCGGACGGCATCTGGGCTGACAAAGTGGAGTTGCGAAGGCCATACTTCTCCACTGCTACTCTGAGACCTTCCCAGTCCATCTCATAAATGGGCTGAGCGATATCATCCACCTCTTTTTTATAGTGGTCGAGGGGTAACTGATTCTTGTAATACTTGGTATCAATGTAGTCATCACAGGGTCCCTTTTCCTGTGCCAGATTACAGGATGCAGAGATGAGATAATATTGTAGTGCTTCGGTCAGAGTGTGCACTTCTTGTGGAGCTGCGTGGTCCTCATAATTGAGGTTGTGCTTGGCCAGGTAGTGTGCCAGCCCGATCATACCAACGCCAAGAGAGCGACGAGCCTTGGTGGCTTGCTCAGCTGCCTTGACAGGATATCCCTGATAGTCAATCAGTTCGTCCAGAGCTCGAACAGACAGGTCACAGAGGTTCTCAAGGTCAGAGAGATGACGCAGCTTGCCCACATTGATAGCAGACAGAATACACAGGGCGATCTCACCGGAGGTGTCGTCAATGTGCTTCAGTGGTTGGGTGGGCAGAGTAATCTCCTGACACAGGTTTGACATCTTTACAGGAACTGTAAACGAGGAGTGGGAGTTGCAGTGGTCGATATTCATGATATAGATACGACCTGTCTCTGCCCTCTCCTTTACGAGTTTCATGAACAGTTCTTGAGCTCCAATGGTGCTTCGAGGCACTGACTCATCTCTTTCAAACCGCTCATAGAGTTCATCAAAACTATCAGTCCCAAAGGAATCATACAAACCTGGAACATCATGAGGAGAAAATAGACTAATAGTTCCTCCTTTAATGAATCTTTCATAGAAAATCTTAGAGATTTGAATACTGTAGTCTAATTTTCTGACTCGGTTGTCTTCCGTGCCTTTGTTGTTCTTGAGGACCAGGATGTCTTCGATTTCGCTGTGCCAAATCGGGAAGTGAACCGTTGCTGAACCTCCTCTAACTCCATTTTGAGTACAGCATCTAACAGTGGCTTCAAATTTTTTAAGAAACGGGATGACACCCGTATGTTTGACTTCACCATCACGAATCCGAGACCCCAGAGCCCGAATGCGACCAGCATTGATGCCAATGCCCGCACGCTGGCTTGTATAATATCCAATAGCCATATCACTGGTAAAAATGCTATCAAGAGAATCGTCAGACTCAACGAGAACGCAAGAAGCGAACTGACGAATAGGGGTTCTAACACCCGCCATAATAGGCGTCGGAATGTTGATAAGGTGCTTCGAAATCGCCTCGTAATACTTCTTGACGTAGGATGAACGGGTCTCTTTAGGGTAGGCATGGAAAATAGTCATAGCGATGAGCATGTACATAAACTGAGGAGTTTCGTACATCTTACCTGTAGAGCGATCTTGCACCAGGTATTTGTCATAGACCTGGCGCAGACCTGCATAGGTGAATTTCAAGTCACGATCGTGATCGATGACACTATCGAAGTGTGCGATCTCTGCGTGGGTATAATACTTTAGAATAGCAGAGTCATATACACCTTTTTCGATACCATAGTTGATTTGCTCAAGCAAACTGGGAGTGTCGTACAGCCTGTGATAGATAGATTTTCTGAGTGCAAACAGCAGAAGTCTTGCGGCTACAAACTGATAGTTGGGAGTTTCGAGGCTGATGAGGTCTGAGGCCGAACGAATAAGTGTCTCTTGGATGTCGGCGGTGGTGATGCCATCATAGAAAGACAACTCAGACTGCATCTCCACTTGTGAGGCAGATACACCTGACAGGTCTTTACAAGCTTCTTCCACCATCACATGAATCTTGTTCAGGTCAAGAGATTCAGTTCCTCTACCATTTCTTTTCTTGACGGAGATTTCGGTTTTCATACTACTTCAGGTTCGATTGCTGGTTCTTTTTCTTTGCGCTGTGGGAATAGGTTCATAGAGATTGAGATTCGTCGCTCATCAGAGTAGTTTCTCCCAACACTATGCTCAACCCAACCTGGGAAAACAATCAGTGAATTTTCTTGGGGGTCAAGAATAGGTGTTGCCAGGTGCTCAGGTTTCAGGTGGAATCTGATAGATCCGCTACCCTCTGGAACACTCACCCAATAAACTACGCTCAGTGCTGCGTGTCCGTGGTGATGCGTGTTGGTACTCATATTCTTTTCGTGAATATGTGCCCAAAACTCTCCAGGAGGACAAATAAATTTAAGATCATCTGTTACCATACCCTCTTCAACCAGAAGGGCTACAGCGGCATCCATGATCTTTTGGAGGTCTTCATTCCATTCGATTTTAGTATCTTCACTTCTTGTGGAATCTCTATCTTCATTGACGAGTTCGTTACTTTTATCGATATGTGCGATCAACGCTTCTTTGTCAATATCTACAGCGTCTTGCTGAGATAGCACGTTTAGTTTAAAGATCGTTTGCTTCATGTTTTTTCCCAGATTGCGAATTTAAGCTTTGCTTGTAAACCAGAGTAGACATTACATTCTACTAAATTTTGGACAAAAAGTCCAGCAAGGTACATGTCATTGATGTCCTTTTCTTTGATATTTGAGGGCCAGATGACTACTTGATGTCCTTCACTAATATGCCTTGAGATTCTGCTGGTGATCTCTTTGTTTCGGGGCTCGTTGTCATAAATGTACACAACATTACTGCCAAGATACTCACCAGTGTGAACATCAGCGCCTGCCATCGCCACACAGTTTTCCAATAGGAGTGAGTCAAATGGTCCCTCTGTAATGTAAATTTGTTTGTCATAATTAACATCATTCAGTCCAAAGATTTTTGGTTTGGATTCATCCAATAGGATAGTGATATAACGAAGACCAGTGTTATGAAGGGCACGGCCTTGAAAACCAAATACATTTCCTTCTTTATCGATGAAAGGAATGATAATCCTTGGTTCATCATTTTTTATATCTGCGAATGTATCTGGCTTAACGGAGTTGACCCACTCCTGAAATTTCTCTGTGTAATACAGAGCTTCTGTCGGTAACTTCCGGTTGAGTAAATACTCTCTTGCCGGGTGTGTATTATTTAGGTCATCGATACGTACGAGAGTGTCCAAAATAGAAGTTTTGAAGACAGGTTTGGTAGAAACTATCTTCTTCACTTTATCCGTGGGCATTCTTGGTTTGTTAGAGTTTTTGAACTTTTCTAGTCTGTATTCTTTGTACAACTCAGGGTCAATATAATCAATAAGCTTTGCTAATGGCATCGAGACACCACAATTGTGACACTTATATACCAAATCACCCTTGATCTCGAAAACGAAACCACGGGCTTTGTTCTTATTGCGTTGTGAGTCACCGCACACGACACATCTAAAGTTCCAAAGGTTATTGCCCTTTTTCTTGAACTTTTGTAATCGAGTTGAAAGTAAGTTTAGGTACTTAATTTCAGTATACATCAAAAAATGGTCTTACCCATTTATTTTAAACGTCTCTCCTGCTGTTGTCAAGTTGATCCATTCTGATCTTCCACTGCATTTCTTTCATCTCAGCCACATCATTTGTTAGCCTCTGGGTCTTTTCATTGAACTCTTGTCTCAGTTCCTTGACCTCCTGATGGTGCTGGTCATGCCAGTC